TATATAAAGATCTTCTCCAGCTTTAACCATGCCTTTCCAGGCTTTACCAATAGATTGAGCTTCAGCCATACTTATTTTATTTGTGTTAAGTACGTTAGAACCTTCAGTTGTTGGTGTTAATTGTGATTTGTATAATTTAATTGACATTGATTAGATAAACCCCGCTGTTTTCATTGATGTTGCAGTTGATAATAAACTTTGACCCGCTGCGTAATAAGATGCTTTCTTTGCAACTTTACCACGCCATCTTTCAAGATTTGCTTCTGCTTGCAACATTATACCTTCATTAATTTTTGTATCTCTAGCGTTCTCTGCATTAAATTGCATAATGTCTCTATCTGTTTCTAATTCTAATGCGTTAGCATAAAGAGCTTCTATTGGAGTACCTTCTAATGCAGCTCCACTTTTTAAATATGAAACTTTTGTTTGGCCTTGTATTTCTTCAACAGTTTTGTCAAATTTAGGAAGATTAAATTCATTGTGAACAGACATAATCTGTTTTGCTTCCATGTCTTTAATCTTTTTATTATTTTCTGATATTTTTGCATTAAATTCTGATGCTTCTTGTGCAGCTTTTCCACCCATTAAATCGCCAAAAAAACTCATACTATAATCCTCGCATATCTGTAATAATCTGAACCATCGGGGCCATAACCTTTCATTAAACCTTCTTCTTTTAAACCAAGCCATTTAGCAAAACGGATAGCAATATCGCAATCTGCTTTAACACTTGTCTGTAATCTTTTTATTAAATTATTTGCAATCATCATGTCAGTTCTTTGCTTCATAACTCTTGCAAATGTTATTGGATAGTTATTTATTTCTTTTGTTGCCAAGACCCACCCTTCGGCAACGCCATCCCAGAGTGGAAACACTCCGCCAGCCGCAATGGGTTTGTTGTTGGCAATACCCGTAAACGACATTCCAATTTCTTTTAAAAAATAGCCATACTTTTTATGCTCTGGCCGTAATTCTAAAAACTTACTATTTAAAGGTTGGCTTAAAATGTAATGTGCGTGTTCGTTTTCAAATGGAATAATATCAACTTTAGACACTTTCTGTCTCCAATCTTGGATATATTCCTAGGATCGTCATAGGTAATGCTTGTGGTTGTTGAATGTAAACCAACCCTTCTGTGCCGTAACCCGTATCAAACTCAACGGATTTATCTCCCGTAAATAATGGAATAGGCAAGTTCATTGCAGAGCCGCTAGCTCTAAAATCTATTGCAGTTAAATTAGCTGCATTTGGCCCCACGCTAGCTCCAACTGTATTTTGAAATCTAACTGATAAATCATAAATACGAGTTGTTTTAGTTTGCGTAGTTTCTGTGTAACCTTCGTCTAATCTTAATGTTTGTAAATCAGATGTATATAATAAACCAACTTTAGCTTGTTCAGTTGCAGTATCTATTGAAATAGCTCCGCTAGAAACTGTTTTAGAAGTTTGCGTTGAACCTTCGCCAATGATGTCAACTACTTCAGCTTCTAAATGATCTAAACCAGTAAGAGAAGAAGTCTCTCCACCTACATAACTTAATCCACTATCCAGGTAATGAAATGCAGTTAAATCTTCGTTAAAATCAAATGGTGTAAAATATTCTACATAACGTCTTACAGCTCCGTTAATCCATCTTTGTACTATAACCCAAACTTGATCTTCATCTGCATCGCCATCAATTACTGCAACACTTTCAACTTTAGCAATAGTTAAAATATTATCAGTTTGTTCTGATGTATGAGCTGAAGTTAAACTAACAACAGTTGTTAAAGTTTTATTAGAATAAAGTTTAAATTGGTTGTTATCTATTTTTTCAATATAATATTTTGTATTTTCTGATAATCCACCAATAGCTGTACCCGTATTATCATAATAAAATATATCGCCAGTAGTAAAACCATGAGCTTCTGAATAAATAAAATTAGATGAAATGTTTACACCTTGATAAATATATTGTGTGGTATCTGAACTAGGAGCTGAAGTAAATGAGATAGCAGTTCCCGCAGTTGCGTTAGCTGCTGTTGTTGCTAGTTTAATAGTGTTACTGTCAGATGCTATTGTGTAATAAAGCGTAGAGTTATCTAATCCACCAATAAGATTACTAGCTGCATAATAATAAACTGGATCGCCAGTTGATAATCCGTGTGATGTTGAAGTTATAGTGTTGTTAGTTGTACTAACTATTGTTGAATTAGATGTAAAAGAAATTTGTTGTTGAATAATATTTTTAGTTGTGTCTGATTTACCCCCGATAACGTGTCTGTGCCAGGCTACGACATTCTCTAATCTGTTATAAGTTAAACCAGATAATACTCCGTCTGTTCTTGCGGCCCAGACAACTGAATACGGCTCTTGTTGGTAATCCATTTGAACCACTCCGCTATCTGTGATATGATCCGCCAAAATTGTTAAGTCTGGAGCAACATAACCATCAGTATCAAAGTTATAAGCAAGCTCTCTAACTTTTCTTTTAGCACGTTGTAAAAATATAGTTGCGTTTCCAATAGATAAAGCATCTACACCAGCAGAACCATAGTTTGATTGTTTTCTAATATTAATATTAGATGGAGTAATTGCGTCTTGCGATGTACCAGATGATACTGCGTATTCGCCACCCGTTGTCATGCAAATTAAAGTTCTTGTAGCTTTTAAAGATTTAATTGCATTAACCTGGTTAGATGCAATCGTATAAATCATAGCATGATCCGCATCGGTTCCCGATGTCATGTTTTCGTAGTCTCCAGATTTAGAGAAAAACATAGTTTGGGGTTGATCGCTAGTTGCAGCAAATACTAATCTTTGTTCAAAGAAACTCACACACGCTGGATGGCCAGTTGTGTCCGAGAATGAACCAAGTTGAAAAGAAGCAGTTGCATCGGTGTTAGCAAACGCATCGGTAATTGTGCAGACTACAACTGTTGTATTTGTTCTACCCGTTATCTTTGCTTCGCCACCATTAAATTTTATTATTCTACCAACGTCTGTAGTTTGAAATCCAGTACCACTATTTATTCCAGTAATAGCTGAAGCTGTTATATTTACACCCGTTCCCGTACCAGAAGATGCTGGAGTTAAAGTAGTTGTTGTAGTATTGGCATCCATGTATGGCCCGTTGGTTCCAAAATCTACTTCATCTAAACTCCAAGAAGTATGACCCGTTCTTGATAATTTCGTTACTTCATGAGAGTTGTGGCAGATATACATAACGTCTGCGGATTGCGCAAATTTCAAATCAAATAGTTGTGCAGTAGTATATTCAGTTGTTATTTGATAAATTTTATTTGCTACACCACCAGATGAATAAGCTGTGTATCCAGATGAATTAATATCTGTACCATCAACATTTTGTAATTCAAATGTGTTAGTTGTTTTATCTGCAACTTTAAAAGTTTTACCATTTACTTCTGTCATTCCAACAACGCCAGAAATATTAACAAAATCTCCGTTTGAATAACCATGTGAACTAGAGGTAACAACAGCTGGATTAGCAGCAGTAATTGCACTAATAGTTTTATTACCTTCTGTTATTTGGCCATCGTCTTTAAAAAATCTAATATATTGATTACCAAATTCTAAAACGTAAGTTTGTTCAGTTGAAAATGTAAAAGGAATTAATCTTGTAGAATTAGCAGATGTTTTAACTTCAGACACAAAATAAGTACCTGGCCGTCTAGTTACGGGGCCATGTGGCAATACAACAAAATTTTCAATGTTACTAGCTCCATTAAAATATTTTGCAAAGTCTGTTCTACCCTCCATAGAGGATGAAAGCTCCCCAGCCGTAAAGCTCGGTATGCTTAAAAGTTGTTTAGGCATATTTAGTATCTACTGTTTATGAAATCGTCTGTTATTATTTGATCTGTATTTCCTAGTGTTGGATCTGTATTATATCCTTCGCTAGCGTCTGTATGTCTTGCTTCTGATAATTTTAAACCATATTTTTCTGTCATAAGTTTTGCAACTTGTAAATTAGAAGTAATCGCATAAGCAATATCTGAAGCGATACCCGCAGATATAGTTTCTCTTAATAAAACATCTAACTCATTGACATCGGTAATTTGTGCTAAATAAAGTAAATAAACTTCGCTTACGTTTATTAATAATTTTCTTCCTTCAATTTTATAATCTGCATCGTAATCTTTAATTTGTAATACACGCAAACAATCTGAAGGTAATGTATATTGATATGAAAAACCCCAAGCTGGAGTATCTGTATCTTGTGCTAATTGTATTCTTTTGATTAAACAATTCCAAGGATGAGATCTATAAACAGCGTCTCTAACTGTTTCGTATCTTTCATTGCATAATCTTGCATTTTTAGAATTTTCTGTAAGAGCTGTAATAGATTGTGCGCCTAATTGATTTAATGCAGAATTACAAATTTGAATTACTGATGCCATATTATTCCTTTTTAATTATATATTTTCTTCTTAACTTTCTTGGTTTAACCAAAGCAAATATTTCAGCTTCAGTTAATTCTTGTTTCGTATCAAAACCATAATGGTTCTTGCTATCATGTTTAAATCGATCAACTAAAACATATCGGTAAATATGATTGCCACTCTTAAAGTGTAATACAAGTTTTGGTTTATCGATCTTTGTTGTCATGCACTCTAGGCGGGTTCCACTCTCGCTTTCCCCGCCTAAAATTCTATTTGTTAGTCTACGATGTAAGTTATTACACCAGATAGATCGTCTCCATCTACTAAAGCGCCTATTGCTAGAGCTTTAATGACAACTCCGTCTCTACTTTCAAATGTATGGTTACCACCAAGCAATTTAGTTGCAGCAGTATTACCTTCCATTGAGAAGTATCCGACAGAATCTACGTCTAAACCATCTACCATTCCATCGACATCCGCAGCAACTGTGTCTCCGTCAAGATCAGTATATGCTTCCCATCCAATATCCATTGTTTGTGAGCTAGTTACCCAGTTACAATAAAATCTTGATAGTCCGCCTATGATTTTAACTTTACCCGCTGGCAATTTGCCAAGAGTTACAGTTGAGTTTGCATCTCCAGCGCCATCCTGATCGTGAGTAAAGGCTAAAGTTCTTAATTTACCTTTATCTCCAGTTGTATCAGCTTTGACGATAGGAGTTGCTGTTGCGTTAGTATACTCTGTACTTTTTTGTGTTGTTACAGCCATGTTATATTTCTCCTATTATGCTTCATGACATGGAATTTGAACAACCTTTTTTTCTTCCATTCTTACAGCACCTAGTGACATTGCGTAGTACACTTGTGTTGAGTAAGATTTGTCAGCTCTTTCAGAGATTTTTGCACCAATATCTTTTCCGATACCTAATTTAATAGCATCTTCAGTATATGCAAAAACCAATCTGTCAGTTGTATATGAACTATCCATGTTCAGTCTTGTTGATGTTATAAACTCAAATCCAAGGTAACTATTAATATCTCCTTGAGCCAATGCTTTTACAGTATTGTAATCTCCAGAAGTTACTTGTGTAGTACCTAATAGATCTGATATTTGTTGTGGCCCGCAAACAATGTATCTCTTTAAAGATGGATCTACATCGTTATTATCTAGGATCTTCTTCGCAGCCAAAAGTTTAGTGATCGTCAAACCATCTGATTGGTCTGAAGTCGCTGTTTTTTGCGTTGAAGGTAAAGCCGTAGATGAACCACCAGCTACACCAGTTGATGCAGATGCGTTGAATGAAGTTATAATAACATCATCCATTGCTCTATTCATCGCTGCTGCTGCCGCTTTAGCGTAAGAACTTGTAGGATCCACAAGCATTCTAACTTTGTCGACATCGTCAACTAAATCAGCCCACTCGTAATCAGCCAAGCTCAATCTTCTTCTGCTGTGCGGTGTATCTATTTGAGGTGTATCGCCATGTCTACTCGTTCTTAATTGAGCAGCTGTAACTCCGACTTGATCGAAGAAAGCGTTTTTACCATTAATAGTTTCCACATCAACAGAACCTCTTAACTTACTTCCCATTTGTTGTGAAAGCATAGATACGTTAGAACTATACTGTTCAACAAAAGAAGTAGTAATTTGAATACTCATAATCGTATTCTCCTCTTGGTTATGTTTATGTTTAATTTAAACGGCTGATTATCCTTGCGGGTCGAAACCTGGCTTTTACATCTTTTAGATGTTAGTCTTTCCTAAAGTCATTTGGGGTCTTACGATTATCCCAATATTTTCAGCTATACTTGATTTTTTTTTTCTCGTAAAGCTAAAACTTCTGAAACTGCTGCCTGGTGGTTAGGATGTTTTTTATCCCAATACGCTGAACCTGGCATAGTTAATTCTCCAATTTCTTTTTCTAATTGAGCTGGCGTTTGAAAAACTGGCCCAGATGATTGAGTAATTGTATCCTCTCCCATCTTACCCGCTAACTCTGCAAATGCTTTAATCATAACTGGATGATCTCCAAGTTTGGTTCCATCTGCCATATTAGCATTAAACAATTCAGTTGCGCCAACTGATTTAGCAAGATTAGCAGCTTGTGTTATTTTTTGATCGAATGCTTGACCCCACTCTTTTTTAAGTTCAGTAGAGCTAGCTTCTCTTGCTGTTGTTGCTTTAGTATCTGCTTCTTGCAAAGATGCAGCTGTCATTTCGTTATAAAATTTTACCATACCATTTGCTTGACCAGGAAGTAATCCTAATTTATGCGCTTGATCTGAAAAACTTTTTAAAGCTGTTTCATCTATTTTTTGATCCTCTGGTAAATCATATTTATAACCATTTGGATCTGCGGGTCTGCCTAATTTTTCGTAAACGGCATCCCAATCTTTTTCTGTTGCAAATTTGTTTGGCACGGGAATTTTATCCGAACCAACTAATTTTTGTGCATGAACATAAGATTTTGCTAAACCTTCTATATCTTTAATATTTTCTAAAGATTTATCTGATCTTATTTCTTCTGACAGACTTGCTTTCCAATCTGTACTTACTGTTTCTGGTGTTACTGGTGTTTCCGCAGACAACGTACTATTTTCTTCTGTTGCTACCTGGTTTGTTTCACTACTCATTTATCCTCCATCGGTTTTTTATTGAGCATATTATTAATAAACAAGATTACTGATCTTGTTCCTTCTAAAAATGCGCTTTCATGACTATCGCCTTTAATGTGCGTAGTATTATAAAAGCTACATCTTTTTTTTAGATCCTCTAATACTTCTTTACCCGTATCGGAACTAAAAGTTTGTTTGTAAGCAATTTCTAATTGCTTCAAATCTTTACTATTCATTTGCTACCTTTAAAGCTGGAGCTATCTTGCCAGCTGTTTCTGCAACTTGCTGCGCTTGTTGTAATTGCATTTGTTCCATTTCAGCTTGTTGCTTTTGTTGTTTGAGTTGTTGTACTTCTGCTTTTGATCTCATAATTTTAGCTGGTAATCCTAATACTTCCTGGATGTGTCCAACTAAACCATCAATATCAATGTAATCAAATACTGGAGCTATATTTTGCATAGAACCAAATATTTCTATTCCACGCATAACTGAAGATAGCTCTTGGCTTTTTTGAGCTTTGGCTAATGGAGATACATATTCTATTTCTACATCTTGATCGCCAAGTTCTTCTGGTATTGCGGGTAGTTTATTATTTTTTAATAATAAATTAAAAGATCTAGTAATTAATGGCTGTAATAATTCAGATTGAAGTCTGCCTAACACGGGGCCAAGTAATCTCATCTTTTCTTCTGTTCTTTGCATAACCTCTGTTGCTGTCATGTTTTGATTACCCGTAGTCATTAACTGGTCAACAAAAAAGTTTTCTCTTATAGCTTTTCTTCTTTGATCTTCCATTTGTAAACCAAGTGGATTGTTTGAACCTATATTTAATGGTTCAATTCTTTCTCTAGTTCCAGATCTATAAAAGTTTAATCCACCAGGTACAGTTCTAACTGGTAAAATAAAACCATCATCAGGAACCATTAAAGGTGGGTCGATTTGTTTTTGAGCTGCTTTAATAGTTGTTTTAGACATTGTGTTTAACATCTTGGTATCTGGTAAAGCATTCATTGCTGGAGATCTACCATACACTTCATTAGATGAAGATTTTAAATATCTAGGTACAACATAAGGAAATTCTTTAAATCCACTTTCTCTTAATAAAGTTCCAGTTTTTTCGTGAACATGACAAGATACCCAATCCATATTTTTATTATTGTCATAACCCATTGGAGTATCACTTGGATAAACTGAATGAATAATTACAGTTTCATCATAAGGAGCTTTTTCAATATCAGCTAATATAGATCTGTGTAATTCTGCATCTGGATACATTAAAGGTATATTTTTATTTTTAAGATGAAATCTTCTAGTTAAGCTATCAACCATTCCTTTTTCATCTTCAGTAATAAATAATTCTGAAATATGTAATGTTCTAAATCTTAAATCATCTTTAACATCATCTGTTATAAACATAGCAGACGTACCAAATGCTAGTAGTTCATGGTATAATTCAAATATTTCTTGTTGGAAGTTTGATCTTGAAAAGACTTGTTGCATAATCTTTGCGCAACTCTCTAACCATTCGTTAGCAGCATCATTATCAGCTGCCATTTGGTTTCTAAATTTTAAAACAAACCATGGCGAAATAGTATTGGTTAGCATTCCATTTAAAGACGCAGACAACAATTCTAATGCGTGTGTAGCAGTTCCATCAAAAATTTGATCGTGTCGCTTATCGCCAGATGTATGCTTCTCTGTAATGTTTGCTTTTCTTGGTAAAAAATAATCAGCAATCTCTTGCCAATGATCTTCCCAAGTAACTCTTTGTGCTTTGAGAGTTTTATATCTCTCTATAACCATTTTTGCTTTTGGATCTTGTGCCATTTACCCTCCGAGTAAAGATTTTTTAGATGTTGTTAATGCGTTATCGCCTAAACCTTTTGCGCCAGTTAATATAGTTGATGATCTACCTTTACCCTTCATCATATCTGTTTGTGATGTAGATGTAACTTGTGATACTTCAGCTTTTGTAGGTGTATAAACTGGAGCTGGTGGTGGTTTAGGTGGTGATATTATTCTTCTTGCTACTCCTCCCATATTATCCTCCTAGTAAAGTTTTCTTTGTTGTTGTTTCGTCATCCTCTAAACCTTGTGCTGACGTTAAAATTGTTGCAGATCTGCCAGTTCTAGCAGCTCTCATTTTTGCTTGCTTTGCCGCTGTCTCCGCAGCTCTATCCTTATCATCGTATTTTGGTGGATCTGGTAAAGGCTGTGGTGCGGGTATTGCTGGCATCGCTGGCATTTTTGGCATTAAAAAACTCATAACTTATTTCTCCGTGTGTATTGCATAATCGCTTTCAGCTGTTTTTTGTGCAGCTAGTTTTTGTTTTGGTAATTCCGATAAAGAGATAGCCATATACCTTGCGGCATCGCAAGCGTGTGAGCTAAAATCTTTAACGGGTTTCGCACTAAAAATTCTCATCTTATCGTTATACTTTCGATGATGATGTCTTAATGCAGTAATTAATGGTTTGGTACTTTCAGCATCAAACCAGCATTTAGGTAAAACCATTTTTAAACTGTGGATCCCATCTTCTAATGGGAGTTTTGGCAGTACCCTAAATCTTATTCCTAATTGATAAGCAACTTCTCGTCTTGTCTTACCATTACTAAATTCTGTAACTTCTATATCGTGTGGCGCATAGTGTTCGCCATAAACATAATCTTTATCTTTTATGTATTGAACATAATGCGGCAAACCTTCTTTGTTGTTTTCATAATAATCAATAATCATTATTTGATTACCAACTTGTTGAAAAAAAACTATTGCCGTATTATCTCCATAACCCAGATCCCATGCAGTATTAACTAATAAACTTGGATCGTATGCAATCCTGGTTATTTGATTTTTATCTTCAATTTTTTGTATTATGTTT